CGGCTCGCTGGCTAGGTAGTTGCAGTCGCTGGCGACTGAGTGGATCAAGTCGGACACGGTCGGCGGTTCGCCGTGGTGCCCTGGGCCCTTCCAGAAGTGAAAGGTCGGCCAGATGCCGGGCTGCTGCTCCGTGATGTTGGTGCTGCACAGCTCGATGGTCCAGCCGTCGGCTTCGCGTTGCCACTTATCCAGCTTTCGCATCTCCTCCGGCGTCATGTCGATGCCGTAGATGATGCGGGACTGGGTAAGCATCCCGATCTGGTCTAGGTCGAGAGTGGCCATGGATTGGCTCCGGGTTGTGGTGGGTAGCTGCCGAGGGCAGCAGAGAGCCCGCGTGAGGGCTCAGTGCTGACGTCGTCACTCCTGGCTGATGTCGTAGGCCACCCGCAGGTGGCGCCGGAGTGCTTCGTGGGCCTCCCAGCCGTTGAGAGGCTGGTTGAGCCCGTCGAGGGCGTCGATCAGGGCGTCGAGCTGGTCAGGTGTGAGCCTGACGTCGACGCAGCGGCCGGAGATAGTGCGGATCATGGTCAGCTCTCGATGACGGTGCACAGCGTCTCGTCGCCGCCGTGCTTGATGTCAGCGATTGCGCCATTGATGACCGCGTTGGCCTGGCGTTGGTAGAACCGCTTGACGTCGTAGGCCGTCGCGGTCGCCAGGTCCTGGCCGTCGGTGCGCATGGTCTCCCGGAAGGCGTGGTCGGCAAGAGCCGCCAGGGCGCGCTTGCGGGTGTAGATGAAACGAACAGACATTGGTGGTGGGTGCTGTTTGTATTGCTGGGCGGCTACGGAAGCAGACAGCCAGCAGGCAGGCAGGCCAGCCGCGACAGCGCCGCAGTGGTCCACCTGGTGTCACTGTAAGCGACACCCGGGCCAGTCTGCAACCAATTCGTGGACCCCAGAGGGGGGTAGACAGCTGCTGGCCCCCTGCGTAAGCCCCTCACATTTTTGTGCCATTTTTTGGCTTCCCACTGCCACCAAATGAGACCCAAGGTGACCCTAAGTACACCTAAGGACTCCTATAGAGAGGGCTCCTTGGTGTTCTTCTTATGTGGACAGCTAGTGACAGCAAGGGTTTTCAGTTGTTATGTTGTTGGCAACCCGACGAAGTCCCGCCCCCGAGGGATCGTTAGGTGAGGAATCCTCCTGTGGTGGGTAGGATTTCTCTGTAAATCGCAAGGGTTAGATGAGAGACATCAATGACACCCTTGCTGATTTGCACGAGGGGCTAGCAGTGCACCTGAAGTACAAGCTTGATGACGGAACGATCAGCGTTAGTGAGCTGAATGTGTTGCGTCAGTTCTTGAAAGACAACCAGGTAAGTGCACAGCCGGTGGAGGGGACGCCATTTGGGGACCTGGCGGCGCAGTTGCCGGACATTGAGAACGTCGTGCAGTTCAAACGGTCTGTTGGTTGATGGCAAAGAAGCAGCAGAGCTGGGCTGAGCTGCCGGAACCGTTTAATCAGGACTTCAGGTACTTCTTGGTGTTGGTGTGGCGGCAGTTGCAGCTGCCAGATCCGACGCCAGTGCAGCTAGATATTGCGCACTACATGCAGCACGGCGGCAACAGGCGGATTGTCGAGGCGTTTCGTGGTGTTGGTAAGAGCTGGATGGCCGCGGCCTATGTGTTGTGGCTGCTGAGGAACGACCCACAGAAAAAGATCATGGTGGTGTCGGCGTCAAAGACGCGGGCAGATGACTTTTCGCAGTTCTGTTTGCGGCTGATCCGGGAGATGCCGCTGCTGCAATGTCTTGACCCGGATCGAGATGAGCAGAGAAGTGCAGGCAACAGGTTTGACGTACGGCCAGCCATCCCCGACCAGAGCCCGTCGCTGAAATCAGTCGGGATCTTTGGTCAGCTGACCGGGTCGCGTGCCGACACTTTGGTCTGCGATGACGCAGAAGTTCCAAACACCAGCTGGACTGTCGGCATGCGCGAGAAGCTGCTGGCGTCTGTCGGTGAGTTCAACGCCATCCTGAAGCCAGGGGGCGACATTATTTTCCTGGGCACGCCGCAGACGGAGGAGTCGCTCTACAACAAGCTGCGGTTACGGGGCTATGAGTGCCGGATATGGCCAGCCAGGTATCCAGCACACCCAGAGCGGTACGGCGACAGCCTGGCCCCATTCATCAGTGAGAACGTCGTCGACAGTTCCGGCCAGCCGACAGACCCGCGACGCTTCTCCGAAATAGATCTGGTTGAGCGGGAGGCCTCGTATGGGCGGAGCCAGTTCGCGTTGCAGTTCCAGCTCGACACCACTCTCAGCGACATGCAGCGATACCCACTCAAGGTGGGTGACTTGATGGTCTTGGAACTCAAAGATCATGCGCCGGAGAAGCTGGTGTGGTCCAGTGGCGCGGAATACAGGATCCCGGAGCTACCTGCTGTTGGGTTTAGCGGCGACTACTACCACCGGCCAGCGTTTATTACGGGCGACTGGTTGCCATTTAGCGGTTGCGTCATGCACATCGACCCGTCAGGTCGCGGTGCTGACGAGACGGCTTATGCAATCGTCGCCCACCTCAACGGCAACTTGTTTCTGTTGGAGTGCGGAGCGTATGCAGAGGGCTACACAGAAGCCGTCCTAGAGGGCTTGGCAAAGGCTGCAAAGCGCCACAAGGTCAACTTGATTCAGCTGGAGGACCAGTTCGGCCAGGGCATGCTCCAGAGCCTTCTGCAGCCGTATCTGCGGGTGCACCACCCGTGCGAGATCGAGCCGACACGCAGCAATGTGCAGAAGGAACGGCGCATCATCAACGCCCTGGAGCCTGTGCTCAACCAGCACCGGCTGATCGTCAACCGATCCGTTATTGAGAACGACGTCAAGTCGCGTGATGGCGTGTCAGACGAGACGTCGCTGTCTTATCAGCTATTCCATCAGCTGACACACATCACAGTCGACCGCCAAAGCCTGGCGCATGACGACCGTCTGGACGCTGTCGCTGGCGCAGTCCAGTATTGGAATGAGTCACTGGCCATTGATGAGGACCGAGCTATTAAGGAACGCCGTGCAGAGCTTTGGGACTTGGAGTTGGAGGCCTATAAAGGAAATATCGAGGGTGCGCTCGATGCTCAAGTCCTTGGGCTACCACTTGAAAAAGCTGGCAGGAACGCAGGCAATGACGTCTGGATGGTCACAGGACAAAAAGCCTTGCGATAAGCCACGGGCCTGGGTTGTTCGTCTCCCCGGAGCGTTCATGCACCTGGGCAACGAGCAGGACTACACCGCGTTTCAGACAATCGTTTCTGCAAACAGCGCTGAGGCGGCTTGGGAAGTGGCTTGCATGACAGACGTCTGGGAAACCCTGCCGTTTCAGGTAAAACGAGTGCAGGTCTTTCCACGCGATCCCAGCGTTGAGCCATGCACAGCAAGTTGATTGAGGCGGCAAAGGTCTACGAAGACCTGCCACATCAAATTGCAGCGTTCACAATCCTCGAACGGTACGTTCCGACCGTGGCGTTAGAGGAATTTGTGGAGACATACGCCGCGGCCCAAAAGTATCCGGCTTGTCCGCCTACGGGTTGCGAGTAAAGCTACGCTTGTTCTGTTGCTAAACACGCCATGGCACACAAAAAAGGTAAGGGCAAAGGCACCGGCAAGAAGAAGGGGTACTGATGGCTGCTAAAGATGGTCTCTATATAAATATTCACCGAAAGCGAGAAAGGATCCGCAAGGGTTCCGGTGAAACCATGCGCAAGCCCGGCAGCAAAGGTGCACCTACTGCTAAGGCTTTCCGCGATAGCGCCAAGACCGCCAAGAAAAAGCGCTAGACGCGCCCTTTCTGCATCTGAATCCACTGTCGCTGGGCGTTACGCAGCGTCCGAGCGTCAGTGGCTGGGTCGTTGATAATGTCCTGCAGGGCCTTGCGGCGATACAGCTCGTCTTCCGTAAAGCCCATCATTCCGCCAGGCGGGATGCCAGCAATAAGCATCGAATCTTTGGGCTGTTCCATCTCAGGCTGCCCTTGGCCCTGCATCGCGCCGCACATGTCAGGTTTTCTTCAGTAGCGCCAAGCTCACCGTAGCGACCAAGCGGTCATCGACGTCATTATCCGTGGTCTTGGCCGCGGCCATCAAGAGGTCAACAATTAACTTTTTGACGCTGTCGCTTTTGAGAAACGCAAAAAGGATCGGCCTAATTAACAGAAGCATGGGTTGATGCTCTCGTTACCCTTTAACGGTAGCGCTGCTCTGCAATGGCGAACAACGACACCGAGCACAACGGTGGCATCTTGTCTGACCTAATCCGCATCATCGTTCTTGCCTGGTCCTTGGCGTGCCTCAGCCTTAGCTACTTAGGCCAGGTCAAAGCCATGGATCCCACATTCGCCGCCTCGATGCTTACAGCGGTGTTGAGTTCCTATGGGGTGAGCGTTGGTAAGACCAACGGCAAAAAAGATGACAGCAATAAGCTAGACGTAAGCAAGACCACGCCACCTGCTAAGCCATGAAACTGCAATGGCTACTGATCGCAGCCTTAGCGCCTGCTCCAGCGCTGGCCAACACAGTCACACCGACGTGGTCAACTGGCAGCATGCAGAGCACGACAACCACGACGCAGACAATCGAGGAGACGATTGTCCAAAAAATCTACGGCTCCGAAATGCAATCCTGGTCTGGCGAAAACGTGACGCCCAGTGCAGCCGACATCACAGGCGCCAGCACAACATGGGATCTGACGACCGACGGCGATGCGTTTACCTTCGAGTACACGACTCGAGACGCCGACACGTTGATCGAGCAAATCGACATCGACCGCACAATCGAAACCGACTCCACCACTACGTCGCTCAGTGTGTTCTCGCAGTGATGCTGGCGGCACCTGCCGCGGCCGAGACAACTAACAACTCGGCGCCCAGGGCCCAGGCCACAAGCAACAACACCAACCAGTCAGTCCAGTTCAACAACAATGGTGCACCCAGCCGGCAGCACTTTGGCGGCAACGTCAGCTGCAATGGGCCCACTCTGGTGATGACGCCGTTTCATTTAGAGGCGCACGCTGACCCGATTCCGTCAGAGGACTACACCCGTGCGCAAAATTTCGGCATGCAGCTGAGCATCAACGTTCCGCTGGATGGGTCAATCACTGAAATGTGCAAGGCCATGGTGCGGCGAAAGCTGGCAGCACAGCAGCAGCAGATAGAAAAGGAGAAACTCGATTACCACCTTGTGCGGGCCCTCAAGTGCGCTGAGCTTTACAAGACCGGCTTCATGCTGCATCCCGACTCAACGCTCGGCTCTACTCTTTGTTCCGACGTAGTCTCAATCGACGTCTACCGAAAGTCTCAGGGTCTTTCCCCCGTAGTTTTGCCAGCTTCTTCAGCGCCGTCTGAAACGCAGGCTTCAGTACCTTCACGAG